AGGTTAGGAAGAGGAAAACGGCAAAAGGGCTTACGGATGAAGTGCTGTATTTTACAAGCGTAAAGACAGATAAAACAATAGAAGGTAATGTATTGGACGAAATGGGATTCTCGCGGATGTGCTGTAGAAGAATGATGCTGACGCATGTTGATATTTAAAGTGTCCCAATCACGGAAAATTCCTCTTTATGTGTTTTTGATAATTCCAAAATTTCTCTTTTAATATTTTTATAGATGATTTCACTGAAAAAAAAGTAGTAATAACAAGATTTTAAAAAGAAAATAACAAATGTGCATAAAAATGGCAACCTAAAATGACCCTTATTGATGTTGTTTATGTAATTTGTATATTTATTACTGTATACCATTATTTCAAATCTTTTGTTACGTTTTGGATAATATAAAAGGTCGTGCCATTTTCTATTATTATACGAATAATCCTCTACATCCAGCCTGTAATTTGTTTTAAACCCCCATATTATTTTTGTTTTATGGGTTTTTTTATTCACTGATTTTATTTTAAATATTTTTATTTTCGAAGAAGATATTCCCAGAAAATCCACCAATCGATGAACTGTATTTTCTACATTGTCTGAAAATATAGATATATCAATATCACTTTTATTGGGAAAATAATCAAATCGAAAAAGGCTACCAAAAATATAAATAGGTACCCCTAGATAATTACTCATTTCTTTTAAAAAATGGATTTCAGGTTCAATCAATTTTCTCCTTACATCTTTTATTTTAATTGCCTTTTCAAAGTCCATATATAGATTAAATATTTTATTCCCCGTTGTTTATTAAATTATGCAATAAAATATCATTATCTGTATTTATTATATCTCCTGCCAACATTGTATTTTCGCATAACTTTCGAACAACCTCATACGGGGCAACAGAACCAATTTTCATTAATCCGTGATTCTGTAAATATTTTTTACTTTCTTCGTGAGTCATTTTTTTGAACTCTTTTATATAATCAAGAATATTTTTTTTAGTACGTTTATTTTTTGCCAAAACACCGACTTGTCGTTTATCATCCTTTCCAAGTGTATATTTTCTTTTAATTGTTTTTTTTATTTCAAAAACAGCATCTTCGGTTTCTTCTGGTTTTACGTTGATTATTAACTCTGATTCTGGTTTTGCTGATTCTGGTTTTGCTATTTCGAGAGTTTCTATATTCAGAACATTTTCTGAAATTTCTGGTTTTATATTTAAATCTTGGATTTCATTGGAAATGTCTACAATTGAATCTAGTTTTACATCCTCTAAAATTTGCAGAGGTTTATCGCCACCTTGAAATTTTTCGATAAGATCGGTAGAATATTCTGTTTTCCCATTAATAGCCTTGTTTATCTCACTTGCGACAATGTTTTTAACTTCCTCTTCTTCGTTGTAAGGTTTTGAAACTTCTTTGAAATTGCGTTTATTTATAAAAACCTTGTTATTTTTACAAGATCTAAAACAAGGTTTTACACCATTTTTCATACAACCATATTGTACTTCATTATCAATTGAATAATTTAAATTTTCATTTGGCTTGAAAATGATGTTTTCGACATTTTTTTGGATAGGTTCTATATGATAATTGTTTAATGGATTATGTGTTTTCACAGTGACATTTTTTGCCTTTACAATTTCAGGAGCATTTTTACGTTTTTCTAAAATCTTTGCCAAAAAAGATTCTGATTTTTTAAAATCGTCTTCCTCTTTCGTTTCAACCTCTACATTTGCGGTCTTTGCGGGCGGGACCTTTTTTCTGCGATCTTTAATACGGTTAATCAGAGTTCTTTTAATCATTTTTGGACTAACAAGTGGTTTTTGTTTTTTCTGTTTTTTTGTCTTTCCTATTTTAAATAATGCGGGGTTAATTGTAATTGTCTTTTTTTCCATATTTTTTAATACTAATAAATTAAAAAATATGAAACGCGTCTTATTTCAAAAGTTGAATCCAATTCAAAGTTAATAATGATACAATTCCATATAAAAAAATCAGATGACACATTTTCTTTGTCAAGAACTTTATATTTTTTCCATACGGGAAAAATATATAAAGTATGATAAGCACCATCACAAAAATATAAATAAATTCAATCTTCTCTTTCCAGTATAAAACAGTTGTCTCGAATTTACCGCCACTTCCTCTTACAAAATTATATGTAATTATAAATATTAAAAATGCAAATTTTATAACAATAATAAGATTCATTATTATTTCTAAAAAAAAAGCAATTGTTTTATCCTTCATATAGTGTCAATTTATTTTTTTTTCATATTGATATAAACAACTGATGCAAGAGCCGCTGCTAAAAGCTGTACAATTACATAAGGCAAAAATTTAGAAAACGGTAAATTTTTAGACATACACGCCCCTAAAGTTACCGCGGGGTTATAACAACCACCTGAACTTTTTCCACCCAATAAAACGGCCACCGCCAATACAAGACCTATAAATATCCAGTTACCTTTTGAAAAAAGAACTGTAATCATTAGCGCAAAAGTCCCTAAAAACTCAACCAAAAGACTATTCATTTTTATAAGAATATATTTTATTTTAAAAATAAGAACTTTGTGTAAAAGAATTGACGGGTGTAAATTGGTGATTATATACAGAACTACATTTTTTAGGGGGGATACAACCACTTGAACGGGCCCTTTTTAACTTAGTGGCAACAAAAGTTTTATCGTAGCATTTGTTTGAAAACAGAGCAGATGGTGGAAGCCCTTGTTTTAAACTTGATTTTCCTATATTTGCGACTTTTTTCATATATGTATTTTCACCTCCAGTGATAGGAGGTATATAATTTTTACTATTTGTATGCACAGATCCGATAGATGATAATCCTCCTTTAAATCTTCTGGCAGGGGGTCTTAATCTGCATCTATTAGGAATAGCTCGAACCGCCATTTGTCTTGCAAATGGAGTATTTAGCGGATGAAAGACTCTTGTGTATGTTTGCCTTGCACTCGAATAACTATTGCCCGAATCCATAATAGAAAATTCCGCGGGACTTGGTTTTATTCCTGATAACATTCCATTATTCAAATTACTGACAATAGAAGGATATTGACTGGAGTCATATGGTCCGTAATTTGGTGAGTTTACATAAGTATTCGAAATACTAGCATTTGATAATATATAATTTCTATATCCAATAGTCATATATTCCCAATACATTTTAATATCTGTGTTTCACTAAATGTGGTAATTTGGTTGCACTATTTTTGACGGTATTATAAAGAGCAACTTCAAATGAAACGGCTATAACAGCAATAAATAAAACTAATGGCAACAATAGTAACACCCAAGACAACCCTTCGAGTTTCTTTCGACACAATAAATTTAGCAACCAAGTCCATACTAAAATAAACAAGATTGATGCTATAATGGATAAAAGTGACATATTAAAAAAATTGTGCGAACCAATTAACGCTAAAAAAGAATATATTAAATAAATGAGAGAAGGAAGGCACAACATTTATATTATACAAAAATATTTTTTTTTAAATTAAAACCTACGCATCGCCTGAACTGTCTGAAAGGTGGCATTACTCTGATCTCCACCAAAGGACAAATCATTATAATTTCTGTTTGTTGCTTGATTTTTCAAAAATGTCACGTAATCGGAACTATCATACACATATTTTACATTACAAGCCGAGGGTGGTATTCTAGTTTCGTCACATCTGTCATATATGGCTCCAATACTATTTCTTATGCTAGCTATTCCCGGTATAGATTGTGGAGTCTGGCAACTTCCACCACAACTATAATTAGGTCTTGACAGTGGATCTCCTGCATTCATTTTCTGTCTAAATGGTGTACAAGCAGTCTGGCTAGAAAGCGAAACAATTGTACCATCTTTTTTTTCAATAACAGAAGGCAGACTATTATTCCATACCTCCCTTAAGGTAATTCTGGTCATTTCATAGGCAGCATCATTTTCTTTTCCGATAATTGTATTTGGCATCAAACCCTTAATTCCTCCACCACGAAAAATACCTACTCCACCAGATTTATTAGTATATCTAATAGGAATACCAACCCCCTTTACCCCATATAATAAGGTTCCAAATGTACTTTGATCATAAGGCATATAATATAACAAAATATTATTTTTTAATTTTAAATTGCATTCTCTATATCTTTGGTAAATATCACTGTAAAGATGATCAGGAATACATTGATACACCTCATCATATTTCTATCTTGCAGTCTCTGGATTCTTTGCATCTTTTGAATCTTTATTGCTTCCGTGTCGCCTTGAGTATTTAAAATAACCAAGATAATAGTCATCGCCAAACATCCAATGTAAAAGAGCTCAATTGGGTAATTGTGATAAGAGTTGAACGTATTCACTTCGCGGATGATGTTATCGTTTGAATAATATTCGATGACATCTCGTACAACTGTATTCTTAAAAGAATATAAATTGACGACTCTTCGGAGACCAAGAAACCTCATTTTTAATTAATAGAATTGTTAGTCTTAAATTTCAATTTTAACTACTTTTCTTGATAAAAATTTCCCTCTTTTTTACAAGGATAAATTCTTGCACTAGAACAATAGTAATTTGTAACCTTTTTTTTCATCCCATTTACTAGAAAATAATTGTCTATTTCGTCGGTTGTAAACAACGAACATTTCCCATACTGACTACCTAAAAAAGTAGTATAAAAATCTTGTATATAAAATTTGCAATTAATACACAACTTTGGCTTTATTTCGGTTCCGTTAGTTAATAAAAATCTTAATGACATTAAAAGAAATAGGTACATTAGTTAAATATGGAAGAAATATTTAAGTTTATTCATACCCCGTGACTATGTTTTATATAAAACATAGTATTATTGTGAGGGAAATATCCGTGTATTTCATTGTTTGGCAATGTATATGGTAATATATTTGTCATTTGACAGACATAAGAGAATCCAATCTGATCCTGTGTCGTATGTTTTAATGTTTGTAAATACCATAAATCCAAAAAATTTTTAACACCGTGATCCTTTTTAAGAAATGCAACAAAACATGTAATCCATACTCCAAAATGTTTAGTATGAGAGTTTACATTTCTGAAAAAATCGTCGGTATACCCTTCAGTCAAATAACAATCATATTGTTTATCTACATCTTGGTATGGTTGAGATTGGTTATTCCAAAAAGTACTTGTATATCTTTCAAAATGGGATGCATCCACTTCATTCTTTAAAATTCCATCGCGGTATTCGTGATGCCAACCAATAATTCTTTTATCATAAATATTATCAAGTATATATTCGCTCGTTTTATTATATGTTATTTCAATTGTTCCATCCAGCCATACAATAACATCATATTTTTCTAGTATAGGAATATTATTAAACGATTGTTTATAATATTTTGGTATATTAAATGTGTGCGTATTATTGCATAATGAGTTTGTATATAAATCATTGTCTAATTTACTTTTATTTGTAAAATGATATGGGGTAGTATCAATTGTCCAGCCATTGCTAACAATATCTTTGTTATCCGTAAAACAAATAAAATCTGTTTCAACAGTCTGTTCCACAAATTTTTTACATGATGTCTCATAATTTCCGTAAATTGCAGTAATAAAACATATTTTAGTCATACTATAACGATAAATTTTAAATATTAAGTTTTTAACGATTAACAAATATAGAAAATTTAATATTTATAATATATATATGTCTAATTATAGAGAAATATTTAGTCCATATACTCCGCTTCCTTATAATAATAGAGGACAAAAACCACACAGTAAAATTAGAAATTCAATAGAATCGTATAGTTCCGGGGCAGAAAGCAGTAGGATTCGAAGACAAGAACAAGAAAATGCTGAGTACGGAAGAAGAGTAGAAGCAGAAAGAAAAGCATGGGATAAAAATGAGGAGATGTTGAAATTTTTTGGAATGATAGGAGATGTAGATACTTCTCCTTACGAAGGTTTAACTCCCGAAGAATTGATTGAACAATTAACTTTATATTCAAATATAAATTTGGACGACGAATTTCCAAAATTTATAGGAAAATATCAAAAAGTAAAAAATGTGTTTGATAAATTAAAGACTCCTCCATATGACACGGATCTTTTGGATAGAGTTTCTGTTCTATCTGCTATTTACGAAGTCTTTGATATTGGCACTAAAGCAGAATTATATGGTGGATCTAAATCGCGTAGAAAAAAGCGAAGAAATAAAAGAAAGACCAGGAGATAATTAAAGTTTTTTATATATGTTTATATACAATTTTCCATTTTTATAATAATTATAAGTGGGTGTATAACCATTTTTACCTTTAGCAAAAATTTCAATTCTTATATTTGGATATGTTAATGATTCACTAATAGCATCCTTCTTTTTTAATATTATAACCATATCATCCCATTCACCTTGACAACGCAAATAAACAAAATTCATATATAACAATATATAAGATATATCTTTATATTTAGTTTAATTTTCTGTAATAAATCGAGGGGCAATATTCATTGTAATGAGCTCCTGAGTCAACAATTTACAAGAATAA